ATGGCAAAGCCGATCATCACGCTCAATGGCCTAAAAATCGTCATTATGTTGGGAATGCTGGTCATTATTCTCTGCGGTATCCGTTTTGCCGCCGAGATCATCGTGCCGTTTATTCTCGCATTATTTATTGCTGTTATATATAACTAATTTCACTTAACACATTGATTTAATTAAATAATTTGCACTACAAAAAGTGCCATAAATCGCAAAATGACTACACCAGTGACTACACCGTTCGGTGCACTGTATGAAACAACGTGGAACAAATAGACACAAGAAATATACAGGCGGGTCATCTTTCCAGGGGGAAGCGCGCTAATTCATGAGGGGCGTTAATGTTGATATGGGGATCCCCATAACGGGGCTACCGGATTTTTTTTCCGGTTAACTGTTAATCAGGCTGGTGGGCTTTACCTGTTTTGTAGGAGTGGTCATTATGACCATTCAGACAATGACCTTAATCAGAACTTTTCGCTAAAAAATGACGTTGGTCACGTCGTCCGGAAAGCACAAAATCCCGTCAATTTTTAATTAACGGTTAAACCGTCTTTTGTCACGGCGTGTCACTGGTTGTCACTCTCCGTCACGGTATGTCGCTACTCGTTAACGCCGTAACCGCTCCGGCTTCTTCCTGTGGTACGTAATTTTCTCCGTTTCCCGATACAGTGCCACGCGGCGATTGTAGGCCAGCATTTCAAGAACGCGGATCCGTATGTTGCGCATATCCACATCATTAAGCTGGATACCATCACGGCGCATCACCTCAGCAACCACACGCGCGTAATTTTCGGCGGTCACGCTGTCCGGCTGCGTGGCCTGTTCGTCATGCTGCTGGCTGATTCCGGCAACGCGGCGGATTAATCGCAGTATTTCGGCTTCTGTCATTGTGCCCCCATCGTTCTGATAGTCTGGTGTCGTCGGGTCCTTCCTGGAATTATGGCCCGTTACGGGGCGGCGACCTCGCGCGTTTTCACTATTTATGAAAATTTTTCGGGATCCATGTCCGGTTTCTCTGCAAGTTAACCATATGAAAAATATAAAAACATGCTTTCCATGAACCGGACATGCGCAAAAAACAGACACTAAAACCGGACATCGAACCAGTTAACCGAAAGTGTGCACAAATCACATGCATTGCTGCGAGTGATTAACAAGTTATCGGCTTTACTGTTCTGTATCGGCTGATTGCTCCATGCTGGCACGGCGAACGCTTACGGCATGACGCCACCCAGCCAGAAAGCCAGCCATTTTATTTCGTGCCTTGCTCACATCTTCCGGTGAATAGCCGTAAATCTGCAAACCTTCATCAAATCGATGTTCTGTTTCTTCACTGGAGTACTCGTCACGCTCAGATGAAAGCAGCCTGGCAAACATAATTTTTTCCAGCGCACTGGTTTCTACGTGATATCTGATGGTCTCAAGACGGCTTTTACCTGAAGACCAAAGCAATGTATGCCCGATGTGATAACCGCCAGACTTTCCGCGATCCGCATTAAGATACGGCATCCCCTGTTTGGTCCATGCGCGAATAGTGGTTCTGTTAACCTTGAAATGTTCAGCTATTTCCTGCTGACTTACAAAACAAGCTTTATCAATCATAATGTTACCTTAACTTCATGGTTAAATATTAATCAAGTGGTGGTGGTGTCACCTTCACGGAAAAACGTCATAAATAGCGAAAACCCGCAAGGTCGCCGCCCCGTAACGGGTCCATATGCCGGAAAGGACCCGTAAAAAAAGCCGGATTTCTCCGGCCTTATGTCAGATGGTTTTCAGTATGCGATCGACGTCGCCTTCATCGCCCTGGTTTCTGCCGTCGTATGCCATGCCGGGTGATACGGCTTTCGGGCTGTGCATGTCCATAAAGTTTTCAAAGGCTGCGGTAAGCTCCGGCGCAACCTTTGGGCGCTCCTGCTCTATGGTCATGTTCAGGATTTCACGAGCATTATCGACGCTAATACATGGCACGTTTGCCATTGCACGTAACAGCGGCTGATAGTCGTTATGTTCATGAAGCGCCATAATCGCATCAGCGCGCGGCTTGTCCTGCTCTTCCAGTTTGTTGAGTTGATATACGGCCTCGTAGGTTGATAAACCTCTGTCAGCCATTGCCCGCGCTTCTGCTTTAAATTTACTCGCCAGCGGTAGCGCCATGATGCTTTCATTCGTTGCCATCGTTTCCCCTGCTTATCGCGCCAGCGGCTGAACGGATACGCCAGAACCCGCAAAGGCGGCGCATTTTTTCGCGTCAGTGTCGGCGCTCTCAGGCCAGTTTACGGCGGCGATATTAAATATCCCCGTCTTGTAACACTGTGCTGATTTCTGCTTTGACGTGTCCACGGGGTACGAGGTCAGATAAACAGCCTTCCCAGATTCCTGACCATCCCACGGCTTAAACTCGCCATTGTCCGCCAGCATCAGCGGGGTAAATTCCTGAATAACGCCAGCATCAGCGGCAAAATGTACCAGCGTCGTGGATACCTGCTGACTGCCTGCAAATAACTCAATGTATGGAGTGTCCATAGAATCCCCCGTTAAGCAATTTTGACGGTAACAAATTTGCGAATATCTGCCGGAACCGGCTGCGGTGCGCTGTGCGTCTGCACGTACTCAATCGCCGGATCGCCGTCCTCAATCCAGTTTTTCGGGTAGTACATGTTTTGCGTTGCGCCTGTTCTTACCGCTTCCTGATCCATAATCGCACCATAGGCCACCAGCCCTTTGTTGTTGGTGTTGCCCAGGACCAGCAAATCAGGATCAAGGAAATATTTTTCTGTGCCGTCGCTGTCAGTGTATTTGCCGGAATAGACGATAAGGGCCAGATCACCAAGATAGCCTTTAAAGCTCACCACTTCGCCCAGGTTTTTACATGCCAGCTCTGCGGCGGATTCTGAACCACGGGAGAGATCGTACAGTTCACGGAATTTTTTAAAGCTGCGTAACATGCGCCATACATCAACGCCCATAATCATGACGTTTGCGGGGCAACCTGCCTGATCTGCGTATAGCTCAATGTCATAGATTGGGTCGTGTATGTCTTTGTCCTGCTCTGACCATTTTTTACCGTCGGCCTGCTCTATGATGTTTTTTTCCGGTATCTTCCAGTCGATTTCATAGCGCTCTATGCCTTCGCCCTCAATGATGTTTTTTCCGGTCGTTACCGCATTTACCGCCAGCCATTCCACGCGCGCTTTAATGGCGTTTATCTGGCGGCGCATGTTGCCAGTAATCAGGCGCATACGGCGGTAGGTAGGGTCGTTAAGCTGTGCCGGATCTTCTCCAGCCATGCGCATTATTGTTTTTAATGGATCGATTTCGTGTTTTGGCTTCATGTAGCCAGGGCGAATAATGCTGGTTTCGTACCCTTTATCGCGCTGAACCTGGCTACCAACCATAGGCGAACAAAACGCCGACATAGTGACTTCTTCAATATCCAGGTTATCTAACATGATGTCCTGTGTGTTGAATGTCGCCACGTTCGGGAAAAACAGCGCGGTAAACAGCGGACTAAATTTAAATTCCGCAATATCCTCGCGATTCAGGTACGCGAAAAGCTGGTGTGTGTTAAGTGCCATTGCTTTGACTGCCATTATTCACCCCCATGAGTCTGATTTATGCCCAGCGCCGCGCGTAAATAGGAGCGTACCTGCCAGCCTGTTGACGGCTCAACCATCGCCAGCGGATCAAGTCCTGCCGCAATGCCTGCTTTTACGTTCTGCTGGTGGCGTTCCTTGAGCGCCTTCACGATGTCGGGGCTTATGTACACCGAAACACCGCCTTTTTTCTCTTCAGCCATAGTAAGAAATTCCTCTTTGACTTAAAAAATCATAACTGGATGTTCATCCAGTTATGATTATAATCATGATTGCATTTTGTGCAATGATATTGAGTTGTATTGCAAATTATGAAATGATTATCCCGATCATGTGTGTCAGTGCACCAAAAAACCTCATATGCAAAAGCCCGATAAGCCACCTCTGACCTTATCGGGCTTTTTTTGGGCGCAAAAAAGCCGGATTGCTCCGGCTGTGTGGTGTGGTTCTGGTATTCCTACTCTGCTAATTTGCTCAGCCCCATGTCTGCGTAAGTGCGATTTACTGCATTTCTCAGGTCTGCATAGTTCTCCGTTGGCGGCTCCGGTGGCCTCTGTGCCTTCCTGGAACATTCCAGCCGTCGCATCGTAACCTGATGCCGTTCCTTGCCTGTCTCCACCAGTTGCATGACTTCACCCCATCGTGCCGCCGCCCTCCGGTAAAAGCCTTTTGCCTCGAGTTCCTCCGCTATGCGGTCATGTACCATCCTTACCCCCTCAGAACGGAATATCATCACCGTAAGGGTCATCGCCTCCCGCTGGTGGCTGATTACCCTGTGTGCCTGTGGTTTTGCGTCTGTTCCCGCCAGGACGTGCCGCACGGGCACTGATTACGCTGTCTGCAATAACCTGATAACCCTGCCGCGTTTCCCCGTTCTGTCCGGTCCACTGGCTGACCTGCATCGTGCCGGATACGCTGGCAACGTCGCCTTTTTGATGTTTAGCCAGGAAGTCGGCCTGCTTACCAAATGCCATCACCGATAGCCATAACGTAGCCTGCCCATCCTGCGCCTGACTACATGGCAACGATACCGCCATACGTGCCAGCGTCATTGGTGTGCCCTTGCTGGTCTGTTTTACCTGCGGGTCGTCCACCAGCCGCCCGTAAGCCGCTATCTGTGCTGTCATGATTCCACCTCTCCGGTTTTAACGTTGATGGTTGTTACCTGTTCCGCTTCGGCAATCTCCCGTTCTGTCAGCGTGGCAAAGTTTGCCGCCGCCGTGGTCATGAATGCGCTTATCAGGTCGGGATGTTCCTTCGCGTATCCTTCCCCTACGTGTCGGTCTATCGTTCTGATTGCCACCTTTAAAGCGTGCTCTGTCATGTCTAACGCGCGATATTTCGGTTCTGTTCTGTCTCTGCGTTTTTTGAGTGATTTATTAAATTTCCCTGAAGTGTGCATATTTATTTTTACCCCCTCGTTTAAAAAGTTTTGAGTTGTGCCTCCCCTTGTCTACCTTATCTACCTTAGTGGCCCTCATGCCAGTAATGGCGCGGCTTTCAGCGGGGTAGAGTGCTTTTATCCACTATCTACCCCGTGTCTACCTCCCTGTCTGATTCAGGTAAAATCAGGTAGAGAGGGTAGATAGTGGGTAGACAGTAAAAAAAGGCTATCTACCTAACTTAATGCACTGAATTAAATGTATTTTTCTTTACTCAGGTAGACAGGGTAGACAGCAATTACAAAAAATTATAAAAACGCGTCGCACTCGTCTGTTGTTATTGCGTTAGTCTGCGTTACTCCCTTAACTTTCCGCGTAATATATTCATGTCCGTAAACTTTCGCGGCTGGCTTCATAGCCTTGCCAAAGTCATTTACGTTTAGCGGTTTGCTCCTGCCTGCGTACGCCATAAACGCCAGATAGACGCGGTAAAGGCTGTTTCTGGTCGTGTACTTCACTGAATCGCCACCGCCGCCCATCATCAGGCCGCGTGCTTCCTCCAGAAAATTCAGGAACTGGCAAAACTCAATAACCGGATCCGTCTGTTGCTTTATTGCCAGAGCTTCATCACCGTCACGCTGTTCCAGTAGTAAAGCCCGTGCCTTCTCAGGGTCGGTAAAGTTCGCCAGCAATCGGCGGATAATGACAGGGATTTCAGCCGCGATCTTTTCCGGTAGCTCCCTGTCTTTTTCGGCCTCACTGACGATATTGTCGAAACGGAAAATCACGCGACGACGTGCCACACCTCCGGCCCGTTCGGTGAATATCATCGGGTTATTGTTGGTCGCCAGCACCACCGCCCTGATTACCGCCGTGAAACGCTTTTCGTATTTCGGGTTAATTTCCACGGGGTCACCGCCCGTGATTTTCTTGATGCCCGTTCCTTCGCCTGTATATTTCGGCTGGTCAGCCAGGACGATAAGACGACTCCCGACAACCTGCGCACGTCCACCAGCATCATCAAGCGATGTCATTTCAGCGCTTACCGTGTTCTGTTTCCCTGCCAGAAGGCTGGCTATGTGTGTGAATGTACTTTTACCGCTCCCGCCGTCTCCGGTGGCCTCAATAAACATCTGCCAGTCGTACCGGTTCGCCATAATCATGTACAGCGCGGCACATATACGCATCATCTTGCGCGGGTCTTTTCCGGCTGCGTGCTTAAGCCATTTATGAAAGTTTGGCGCGTTATCGCGGATGTTCTCCCCTGGTGCTGGTGGCGTGTACTCAATGCCGTTGTGCGTGGTGATCCAGTTCTCCGGCGTGTGCGGGGAAAATTCCCCCGTTTTCAGGTCAAGCGCACCATTGGCGAACGGCAGCAAATCGCCGGACGGCTCGCCCATTGGTTCGGCAATAACTTTTAACGCTTCCACGGCGTTATTGATTACGCGCTTGCTGAAAGTGGCCCTGTGCTCTGAATAGATCGCCACCATTTCGCGGCTAAGTTCCATTGTGCTGACCGGACACCATACCCCGCCGCGCCATACGTGAACGATTTCACTTTCAGGATGTACGCAAACGCCATCAAAGCGATCGGCAAGCAGCTGCGCGCGCTCACTGTCCGCCATCTGCGAAAGTTGCGCCTTTTGCTTTACCGGAAGCTCAATGACCAGACCATCAGAAAGATTCTGGCGCTCACGGGCCAGATATTCGCGCCAGTTCTCCACCTTCTGACCGTGCATACCATCAGGGTAAAAATTTGCGTCCTGAATATCTGCCGCCGCCAGCTTCTGACCAATCTTTTTGGTCTCCACTAAATCCAGTTCTCCGGCCTGGTACAGCCTTACGCGCTTTTTCCCATCCGGAACAATTTTCAGCGCATCAAGTTCGGCAAGCTGATTTGGCCCAAGCCACACAGGCGGCACATTATCGCCGGATGCGGGGCCGTCCTGCTCCTGCCACTGTTTTGCATGTGACCACGCATCACTACCCGCGAAAATAATTACCTCTGTGTCTTTGTGTTTTATTCCGCGTGGTTGTTTTTTTACGTTCGGTGCCAGTTTCATTTCTTACCCCTGAATACGTTAAGCATCTTTTTTATTTCCTGAATATTGGCGCGTGCTTTCTCCCTGCTGGTGGGCACGTTACGCGGTACGGCCTGCACCAGAGAAAAATCACGATCGAACTGATAAACAGGCATCACGCAATCATATTCGTAGCCTTCACGACGGTAGGTTACGCGCCGTTCCTCCACGCCCTTAATCATTACCGTGCCGCCGTACTGGTCGCGGTAAATATCACCGCGCATGAATTTAGTGCGAGTTTTGCCACTGGCAGTTAAGCCAGAATATTTAAGTTTCATTATTTTTATTCTCCGGTGTGGGGCGCTTTATTATTCTCGTGAATTGCCATAGCCTTATTGAGTTCATCAATAACAGGTGTCAATAATGTCTGAACAGCGGCAAACATTAATGATGAATGATCTTCGCCACCTTCCGGCACTTCAATTAATTTAATTAACAACGCATTCATTTCGCGTGCTTTAATTAATGCGTTTTCAGAGTGGATTAATACTTCAAAAGGGATTTTATGCATCACAAATTTTCTCCCTTATTCTTTTAATGTCCTCATTAAGGATGTCTGTAACTTTTATCAGCGAGTTTTTGGCAATTATTTTTATTGTTTTAAGTTTTCTTTTTTCGTGCTCCGACTGTGATTTTCTCTCCATAATCTCCACCATGTGGGTAACATCAACGAGCGCACGTATCAGTATTTGCATTGCTTCTTCTGCTGCGTCCGGTGTGGTTTTATTGCACATGGCACACCTCCTGACGAATACGGGCGGCGAATACAGCAACACAACCGGACGGGCAACGGCTACGCGCTTCGCGTTCCGTCCAGGCGGTTACGTGGATGATTTGAGATTCTCCGGCACTTAGTGCCAGAAAACGCCACACAAAAGCAGTTTGTGTGTGCGCCAGACGTGGGGTATGCTGTGTTCCAGCCATAATCGTTACTCCTGTTAACGGTTTGGTTAGACGCCCCGCTACTGCCGCAAACAGTTCGGGGCGTTGTCGTTTACATCCTCTTACTGAGGTGTGATTTAAATTAAATTCAACTGAATCACAGGTCAAGTGTTTTTTGTGATTCTTTTTTGTGTATACTGAATCACATCTTTTGTTTAGGAGAATGCACATGGCAAAAAACACTATCAACGACAAATCAAAACAGATTTCAATTCGTATCCCACATGATGCTTTTGATGGCATGGAATCCGTAAAACTGGACGGCGAAAGCAACGCCGGATTCATAGTAACCGCCATGCGCGGGGAGATCGCCCGCCGCCAGGCAGAAGGAAGCAGTGAAAATCCTCTGATTTCTTCTCTCGATGCATTGGCGCAAGTGGAAAAAATTGGTATTAAAGCTACGGAAGAACTCGGGCAACTTATCGCCATCGCTCGTGAAGAACTACAGCGCCGCAAGGCCAAAGAATCAGAATAA